TTAAATAATTAAATAATTAAATAATTAAATAATTAAATAATTTATATTATTTTAGATTCAAATAATTCACTTTTGATTTGTTGTAAGTTGCTATCAGAAGCAATTTGTTTTTCTTCTAATGATAAACTATCCATTTGTTGTTTAGATTTAGCAGTTGTTCTGGAATCAAATACTAAATCATTTTGTTGGGGCATTTTATTATCAGTAGGTTCATCAACTAATTCTTTAACACTTGTTTTACCTGATTCCCTGGCTTTTTCAACTCTTTCTCTTGTTTCTTTAGAGAACATTTCTTCTCCTTCTTCTCTATTTTGTTTATAGTTTTTAACTAATTCATTTAATTGTCCTTCAAGGTATTCTTCTTTGGACACCTTATGTGGTTCGGGGTCCCAAGGTAGCCAGTATCCTATTTGTCCTACATAAACATTAAAATTAGGATCTCTTCTTTGTAATACTTTAGCTCTTACTTGTGCTTCTCTTATAGTATCATAAACACCACGTACTTTTAATCCTCTAACACTGGTAGTAAACTCATTTTGTTGATTAAAGACTTTATCTAAATCTTCAGAATTTCCATATTTAAAATCTTCATATTTTTTCAAAAAGTTAAGGGCATCGTTTTTATTCATACCCAATTGTTCGCAATTTTTCTTAAAAAATTCTTGCATATAAAAAATTTCCTTTTTTTCAATTAAACTATTAGGGGAAACAAAAGAAAGACAAACATAATTTTGTCCGGGAATAGGTTGGTCATTTTCTAAAAAGTCTTCGACAGGTTCATTATTTTTAGCCATTATTTTATGTAAACTTAAGAAAATTAAAATTTAAATTAAACGAATAATTGTAAAGGGAATCTAAAATTTTTTTCTTTTGAATTTATATAAATAAAAAAATGGAAAACTACGAATTCGATTTACAAGAAGCCATGAGAAGAGTAGTCAAATACCTCGTAGAAGGTGCTGCCGTAGCTGTTGCTGCCTACTTTATCCCCAAGAGAAAAATGAGCCTTGAAGAAGTAGCCATGATTGCCGTAACAGGTGCCGCTACCTTCGCTGTATTAGACATGTACGCTCCCGCCGTAGGTAGCGCTGCTCGTCAAGGTGCCGGTTTCGGTATTGGTGCCACCCACGTTGGATTCAAAGGTTTCGGTGTCCCCGGAAACTAAATTGATTTATCAATATCCAATTTAAAATTAAATACTTCAAATATGTAAAAATAAGTTTTTATATATTACACTTTTATATGTAAATGAAAGAAAAGATCCAAATATAATTTAATAAACGGTATCAATATATTGCCATTTTAGTACTTTACAAATTTCTTTCCAGATAATATCCTGGTTATGTAATTTTTCTTTACTTTTAAGTAAGTTAAAACAAGGAGATAATTCATCTAATTCAAGTAATTGCGAAAATTTATAAAGAACATAACTATAACTTAAGAAATTTTTCCGTCCTTTAGGACAAACTTTTTGGAAAGGTCCTTGAATATCTTTGAAAGCATTACATAATCTGTCTTCCATATCTTTAGTAATAACAGGAGGTCTAATTCCATTTAATTTATAAATAATATGTGGTATATGCTCATAATATTTGTTTAGTTTATGTTTTTTCAAGAAATCACGAACTTTAGTAGGAGTTAATTTCCTCATATCAGAAATTCTATTTTTCTTAATTTCAATAAGTAATGTATCATAAACATTTTGAGGAATATCCGTAGTTTCTTTTGCCTGAAATTGTGCTAACCATTCTCGGAAGTGGTTAATTCTTTTATAAGCAAAATATGACATTTCAGGTGGAGGATCTTTATAACTACGTTTTTCACAATCTATCTTTATATATTCTCCATAACCACATTCATTACAATATGAAATTCCTTCAACTTGATCAATGCGAATATCACTTTTACAATTAGAACAATTAATAATATCAAACTCTTTTTTTTGTGTAATATTGAAATGAGGGTCCACCTTAGTCATAAACTTTTCAAAAATTTCTGCTCTTTTAAAGTTTTCTGTTCTATTAATGTAATCATTTATATTTTTATTAGTTTTATGTTTAATATTATTTTTGTTTTTAACATCATCATCAACTATAAAATTATCCTCATCTGATGAATTATTGTCAGTTTCATTTTTATCTCCATCATTAGAGAAAAAGTTTAATATAGATAAGTCATCAGGTTCATTTTTACTTTCAATTTTGTCAATATTGTCAAAATATTGAAAAATTAAATCACCATTCTGGAGATAATAATTATCTTCTTCTTCATTGGACTCAATTTTTTCAATATCTTTTTTTAATTCATTGATTTGTTCTTCAAATATCATTTTAGAGTTTGTTAAAGATGGTAATTCACTACCATCACAAGTAGAAATTTGTTTATTTAATAAAACTATACTATTTGAAAGTTCTTTTATTTTTTTCTTTTTATGTACTACACTTTTTTTAAGATTTTTAAAATATTTTACCATCTCATTATGTTTAGCATCCAAAGTAACTCTTTGGTCTATTATCATATTTTTTTTTGTTTTTAATTTGAAACTTGACATAATTTCAATAATAAAGGAAAATAAAAAAATGATTTATAATTTTTTTATAATAAAAAACTTTATATCCCTAAAGTCTTTAAATTATATAAAGTGAAAATAAACGAAAATAATGCCATTTACGTAAATATAAAGAAAAGATTATCAATATAAGTAATTAAGAGATAAAATCCATGGATCGTATTGATATGATCGATATTCATAAGATGATATTTATATATAATGCCTTACAAGAGGGATGGATAATAAAAAAAATAAATAACGATAAATATGAATTTAAAAAGGCTAAAGATGATTTAACAGAAGAGGTCTATTTAGATCAATATATAAGAAAGTTTTTAATGTATAATATGAGTATTGAAAATTTATTTAAAAAAGATAATAATGGAGATGATAAATAATTAAATTAAAAACCTAAAAAAAACAAAATAAATTTATGACCTTGAAAAACCATTTAATATTACAAAATATACTATTTCATATACTACTTCATATACTATTTCATATAAAATATAATAATTATTATAATATATATAACTGTTTCAAGGATGTAAAACATGTGTGTGATAAATTATAAAAAATTAAACTTAAAGAAAATAGCAATTATATAATAATTTCCAAAAATTTATATTAAATAAAAATAAATAAAAATTAATTTAAATTAACTTAAATTAAATTAAATTTAATCAAAAAAAAAATCTAAGCTTTAAATATAACAAAAAAATGGGTGGTGGTTTAATGCAACTCGTGGCCTATGGTGCCCAAGATATATACCTTACTGGTAATCCTCAAATTACTTTCTTCAAAGTAGTATACAGACGTCATACTAACTTTGCCATGGAATCTATTGAACAAACATTCAATGGAACAGCTGATTTCGGTAAAAAAGTTACCTGCACAGTCAGCCGTAATGGTGATTTAGTAAGCCGTGTATACTTAGAAGCTGTCTTACCCGCTCTTACTGGTCTTGATGCCGTTGGTGCTGCCTATGGTTATGGTTGGTGTGATGAAGTAGGTAATGCTTTAGTCAAGAACGTAGAAGTAGAAGTTGGAGGTCAACGTGTAGATAAACATTACAGTGAATGGTTAAGTTTATGGAATGCCTTAACAGTACGTGAATCCCAAAAGGATGGTGTTAACTCTATGTTAGGTAATGTATCATCAACATTACCTCAAGGAACCACAGGAAGTGCTAATACCGCAGATGATACCGCAGCTTACAGATTATATGTACCTCTTCAATTTTGGTTTTGCCGTAACCCCGGTTTAGCTTTACCTCTTATAGCTCTTCAATACCACGAAGTTAAAATCAATATGGAATTCAACCCTATCAGTAGTGTATCTAGTACCACAACTGAATGTACCGGTGGTGCTTTCAACTCTGCTAGTCTCTGGGTAGATTACGTATATCTTGATACTGATGAACGTAGACGTTTCGCTCAAGTATCTCACGAATACCTTATTGAACAATTACAATACACAGGTGCCGAAACTTTATCCAGCACATCTAACAAGGTTCGTCTTAACTTTAACCACCCCGTTAAAGAATTAGTATGGGTAACCAGAATCCAAGATGCCGGTGATGTATTTGACTGGGTTGATGCCAACAGTGTTAACCCCACTGCCAGTGCCAAACTCCAACTTAACGGTCACGATAGATTCGCCGAAAG